GTTTTTATGCCGACTCCGACCTTTCATAAATCTCACCTCTTTTTGCCAATACCACATGCAAATTATTTAAAACGCCTATTAAACTTGCTATAAATCCTTATTTGTACTACATTTTTCATATTGTGGTACAATGTGGTATAAAATTAAAAATGTGGTATGAAATTAATTACTCGTGCTGATTTTGCTAACCTTTTTAAATTTGATAGGAGCAATGTTGGCAAGTATATTCGCAAAGGCGGTAAATTCTTTGAATGTCTGCATGTTATTCAGGGCAAACAATACATTAATGTAGAGCATCCTATTTTTTGTGCATTTTATCGCAGAAACTTAGATAGCAAACTTGGCAGCTCTTTAAATAATATAATTAAAAATCATAGCAATTTATTTTTAGAAATAGAAGATAGTGCAGACGTAGAACAGAAGGCAATAGCAAAGCGTGGTAATGCGTTAGATAAGGCTAATATTATCACTAAACAGCAAATAGACCACTTAACCAATCTCACACTACAAGAGCTGTTAGACCAGCACGGAGATAGTCTATACAACTATACAGCTATTGTTGAAGCACACAAAACCACTTTAGAGCTTCAAAAACTAGCTAATCAGGTATGTAAACAAAGAGGAGAGCTAATAGATGCAGAAGTGCTTACGAAGACGTGCAAAGGATATCTAGACGGTTTAGCAGGTGCATTACTGACAGACTTTGTTAATTGGAGTGTTCAGGAGGTGGCAGCATTGACAGATTGCAGTAAACAAAAACAAATATTACTAACTGATAAATTCAAGGCAGAAATCAGTAGACAGCTAAAAAACACGCAATCTAGAACAATTAAGGCAATAGAGAAAGCACAAGAGGTATAATATTGCAGAATCAAGAATTTATAAAACGCTTGTATAACAATAGTTTAGTATACTTGCCGTCCATGGCTAGTAAATTTTATTTATTGTAATTGTTGCATAATGAAATTAAAAATATCATTACAGGAATTAGGGACGGTTGCTACTAATAAGCAACTAACTTACGAGCAAGCGACATTTTATAGCACGTTGTACAGCTTATTGCTTAACTGCATGGGGAAAGGTACAGAATCTCAAAATATTAATAACGCTAAAAAGATAATAGATTTATTGGTTGCACATGGATTAGAGCAAGAAATTGCCAGTAGTTACCACAAACTAAAGGCACAAACGCCAGATGAAGTGCAGCAAGAATTAGAAGCACAACAAACCGTAAGCAATCTAATTGTTTATGTATGGTTCAAATATTGCCAAGAAAAAAAGCAATCTATACACCTGCTAGACTTTGAAGAATCTAACATAGCAACAGATACGCAAGAGCAAGCAGAACCAGTTAAAACAGCAATATGGATACCGCCAGAGTTTGACAAAGAGAAATATTTGCAAGTATGGCGTAATTTATTAAACACAAGCGTTACTTTATCTGTCAGTGCATGGAGTGCTAACAATAGAGTGCTGGGAGCGACCAGCCCTAGAGCTGGCACTTTATATGATTATAGTGTTATGCCGTATTTAAAAGAGATAGTTGACAATCTAAGCATTAATAGTGATACGCAAGAAGTAGCATTGATGAAAGGCGTACAGCTTGGAGCAACTACTGGTGTGTTAGAAAACTTTGTAGGTTATAGCATGGAGCATGTAAGCAATGCTAGTATGTTGATGGTTTCATCTAACCAAGATTTAGCGGAATCTCGGTTGGAGAAATTTATCAAGCCCATGATTTTAGATTCTAATTTGCAAAATAGGCTTATTTCTGAAGATTTTTTCAGTAAAAATAAATCCACTGGTAATACTAAAAACCAGATTAGTTGGGAGGGCAATGGTTTCTTAAAAGTCATAGGTAGTAAGAGTGCTTCTGACTTGCGTTCATTGCCAATCAAATATTTATTATTAGATGAAGTGGATAGCTATCCTGATAAAGTCGGCAAGGATGGAGACCCTATCACCTTAGCAGTAGCACGTACTAAAAGTTTTGGGAATAATAAAAAAATATTGTATATCAGCACTCCATTAATTGAGGAAACAAGCAAAATTTACAAAGCGTATTTAGTGGGAGACCAGAGAAAATATGTAGTGCCTTGCTTGGAGTGTGGAGAGTATCAAGACCTAGTTTTTAATAAAGCAAACAAAGAAACAGGTGAGATTTACGGCTTAACTTTTAAAACTCTAGAAAACGGCAATTTAGACTATGACAGCGTAGAATATTTGTGTAGAGCTTGCCAACATCCACACAAAAACTACCATAAAACAGAGATGTTAGCACGTGGCAAATGGATGCCAACCGCAGAACCGCAAAAACAAGGAGCTGTTAGTTACCAGATAAGCGGTTTATATTCTCCTGCAAGTTTTACGAGTTGGGAAACTGTTTGCTATGAATGGCTGGAATGTTGGGATATTTACACAAATAAACCAAAAGATATTGAAAAGCTACAGGTATTTTATAACAACAATTTAGGTGTACCGTTCCGAGAAGTAAGAGAAAAATTACAGCTTAATGTAATATCGCAACACAAAAGAAATTATGCTAGATACGTATTACCGCAAGCATACGCAGAAAAGCATACAGGGCAAAAGATAAGATTAATAACCGCAGCGGTAGATGTTCATGCAGATAATCTAGCTGTAATTATTACTGGCTGGGCTGCAGGTAGATGCTTTCTACTGGATTACACACGAATAAAAGGTAATTGTATTCATGCAGACGATGATTCGTGGGGCAAGTTATGGGAGCTAATGGGCAAGCAATATACAGGTATAGACGAGGCAGACCCAGTAACTGTTGCAGCTATTTTTATAGATACAGGGTATAAACAATACACAGTAGCCAACGCAGCTAGTAACGCTCCTGATAACATAAAGAAAAAAATACAGCTTATCAAGGGTGAGAGTAGCGGAAAGATTAAACAAGTTAATTTTAAATACGGCACAAAAAATCTAGCAGGTTACAGGCAAATAATTATATACACTGATAACTACAAAGATTTAATTCATGGAAAGTTACAATATGCATGGCAACAAGGCGAAACCATGCCAGACGGACACTTTAACACGTACAACACAATCTCTACACAGCAACTAAAAGAGCTTACAAACGAAAGCAAGCAAGAAGTTGTAGATAAAGCAACTGATAAAATCATCGGTTACAAATGGCACAGGACAGGAGATAATGAACTTTTTGATGGTTTAGTGTACAATTACTGTGCTATTGAGTTTATAGCACAAGTGTATTACAATGATTACGCTAAAAAATACACAGACTTACCAGAATTTGACCTTGTGTACTTCTGGCAAACATTATTTCCTATCATAGAACAACAAACTTTCAATAATGAGTAGTACATTCTGGAGCGAGCAAAAAACACTGATAGAAACACAACTATCACAAGTAAGAAGTGCTATATCTGCATTGTTGACTGGAGGAGTTGAAAGTTACCAGCTAGACGATGGACAAAGTAGACAATCTGTAACTAAACTAGATATTACTAATCTGCAAAAGTTAGAAGCACATTATTTATCACAATTAAAAGCTATTGATAAAAACTTAAACCCAGATTTAGCTAAAATTGGAGTTGCTTTATAATGCCTTATACTCAAGAATTTAAAGAAAAAATAATAGCAGAATCCGCTACTACAAGTGCTAGAAAGTTAGCAGAAAAATATAATGTATCCAATGGAACTATAAGCCAATGGATTAAACAAGCTAATACGCAACCACAGGAAGCCGTACAACCGGAAATACAAGCATACAATAGCGGTAGTAGTAATGTAGGCTATGGCAATGATTTTACCGCAGCGTTTCAATTACGACTTTTTGATAATGACACAGTAAACACGGCTAACGCAAGCAATACAAGTTTAGATTATAGCAGATGGGCTAATCTAGCGTATGGAGCAAGAACTCTATACATGCAAAATGGTATAGCAGCTACAATCGTAGATAGATTGGTAGCTAGTGTTGTAAACACAGGGCTAATATTGCAAGCAATTACTGATAGCTTAGAAGACAGCAAAGTTATAGAAAAAAACTTCAAATTGTGGGCTGATAATCCCTACTTGTGCGATTATTCACAGCAAAGAAATTGGAGCGAGTTGCAAGCACAGATATACCAATTATCTTTGGTCTATGGTGATGTTCTTGTTGTAGCACATGCAAGCAAACAGAATAATTTACCTATAATACAAGTTATTAGTACTGACAAATTAACCAACCCACTAAACGCCAATTTACCAGAGGGGCATTATATGCAAGATGGTGTGCAAATTAATAAATTTGGTAAGCAGGTTGCATATTGGGTAACCGCTGCCAATGGTACAGTTAAAAAAATAAGTGCTTATGGACGAGTAAGCGGTATGAAGCGTACAGCGTGGCTAGTTTACGGACACAGAACAAGACGAGTAAACGGTGTAAGAGGATATCCGCCTTTGTCCGCAGTCTATGAATTTTTGAAAGATGTAGACAAATTAAGCAAGGCTAACATCAAAAAAGGTTTATTCTCTTCACGGATTGCAGCTTTTGTCAAAAAAAATATGGTAGAAAGTAATAGTTTGCCAGACTACAACCCGCTTGCGGAAGCAGCAGGGCGTACTACTGATAAAAAGCTAACAACAACAGACAGTGATAATGATGTAAACTTTAAAGAGCATGACATTTTAGATACCACTGTATTAACTGGCTTGAATGCTGGTGAGGAGATAGTGCAGATAAAACAGGAAAGCATGGGTACTGATTTTATCAGTTACCAGCAAGCCCAGATTAAAATATGTGCATACGCCTTAGAAGTACCGCCTAATGTATTTGGCATGGAATACGACCAGAGTTTTAACGCTACACAAGC